GGCGGCGTCGATCTGCTTGCCCAGTATCGCGCCAACATCGGGGGCTGACGATGCGCCTGGACTGGGAATGCGCGCGCGCCATCCTCCAGGCGCTGGAGGACATGCCCGAGGCCGAAGGCCGGCTCATGCCGGGCGATGTGCTGGGCTGGGATTGGCGCGTGGTGTCGCACCACATCGAGCTGTTGGCCGAAGCGGGGCTGATTCGCGCCCACTGCGTGCGCGCGCTGGGAGCGGAGCCGCTGTGCTACGGGCAGCGGCTGACCTTTGCCGGGCATGAGCTGCTCAGCGGCATCCGTCAGCCCAGCGCGTGGAACCGCATCAAGGCCAAGGTGCGAGACGCCGGGCTGGAGATGACGGTGGAGGCCGTCAAAGCCGCCGCAGCGGCGCTGGTCAAAGACATGCTAGGAGGCTGAACCCGATGGACGTCACGCTCAAACACCCGGTCAAGCTCGCCACCGGCCAGACCCTTGCCAAGCTGACGCTGCGCCGCCCCAAGGTGCGCGACCTGAAAGAAGCGCAGCGCATCAGCGACAAGCCCGAGGAGCAGGAGCTGGCGCTGATCGCCCGTCTGGCGGGGCTCACGCCCGAAGACGTGGAAGAGCTGGATCTCGCCGACTACCGGCAGCTTGCCGAGACCTTTCGCGGCATGCTGGATCAGGGCTGACGATCTGTGGGCGGCGGCGGCCTTGCTGGCGCGGTGGTTTCGCTTCCAGCCGTCGGAAATCGACGGCCTGGAGGTGGAGGAGCTGCTGCGCTGGGTGAAGGAGGCCGAGCGGCAGATCAAGGCCGAGCATCGCGCAGACGGAACATGAGCGCGGCCAGCAGCGGCATGCCACAGACGATGGCCGCGCCGGCGATGGGCAGCGCACACCACGGCAGCCAGACAGCGGCGGCCAGCGCCAGCAGACAGGCGATGGCGATGACAACCGAAAGCGCGGCGCGGTCAACGGCGTCCATGTGAGCAAGTATGGCACAAGAGCTGTTTCTGGGCATCAAGCTGGGCGTGCTTGGCGCCGGCGCCGTCTCTGCGGCGCTGGGCTCGGTCAAGGGCTCGATGGCCGCACTGGGCGAGGCGATGCGTCGCGCGCAATCCGAGCAGACGCGGCTGGGCGAAGCCATCCGCCAGCACATGGGGCGGCTCGCGCCTTCGACGCTGGCCGCGCTCAACCGCGACTACGAGCGCCTGGGCGCGACCATCGACGCGGTGCGGCAGCGCCAGGAAAAGCTCACCCGCGCCATGCAGTGGCGCGCGGATCTTGGGGCCGAGCGCCAGCGCCTATCCGGCGAGATCATGGGCACGTATGCCACGGCGCTGGCCGTCGGCGCGCCGGCCATCGGCGCGGTGCGCCAAGCGGCGGGCTTTGGCGATGCGGTCAAGGACATCGCCATCGTCGGCGAGCTCACCGCCGCCGAGGAAAAGCGGCTGGGCGCCACGCTGCGGCAGGTGGCGCGGCAGGTCAACCAGACCGCCGAAGACATGGCGCGCGGCGTGAGCCTGCTCATTGCCAACGGCATGCAGGCCGGCAAGGCCGCGCAGCAGGCCGAGCTCTTGGGGCGCTTCACCACCGCCACGCGGGCGAGCTTCGATGATGCGGCCCGGATGATGGTCAGCTTCGACCAGCTGGGCGTCTCCGCACAGGACATGGCGATGGCGTTTTCCCAGGCGGCCAAGGCCGGCAAGCTCGGCAGCTTCGAAGTGCGCGACATGGCGCGCTGGTTCCCGCAGCTGGGCGGCTACATGAAGGCCATCGGCATCACCGGCACCGAGGCGGTGGTCAACATGGCGTCCCGCCTGCAAATCGCCATGAAGACGGCTGGCAGCACGGATGAGGCGGCCAACAACTTCCGCAACTTTCTCGCCAAGCTCACCAGCCCCGACACCGCCAAGGACTTCGAGAAGCTCGGCATCGACCTGCAAGGCTCGATGCTGAGGATGGCGCGGCAGGGGCTCGACCCGATCGAAGGCGCGGTGGGCCTCATCATGCACCGGCTGGGCCAGCAAAGCCCCAAGGTGGCGGCGGAGCTGGCGGCGCTGTCCAAGGAGATTGCCGGCATCGCCGACCCGGCGCAGCGCGCCGCGGAACTGGAGCGCCGCCGCGCCATGATCGAGGCGCTGGGGCAGCGCGCGGGTCTTGGGCAAATGTTCCAGGACATGCAGGCCGTGGGCTACTTGCTCGCGGAAATCCAGAACCGCGACGAGCTCAAGCGCATCCAGGCCGAGACCGCCAGCGGGCGCAACGCCGACGGCCAGATGAGCCTGGATGCGGACTTTGCCAAGCGCATGGAGTCGCCCATCGAGCAGTTCAAGCGGCTGAAGATCGAGCTGCAGGACGTGGCGATGACGGTGGGCGAGGCGCTCCTGCCGCCGCTGCTGGACATCGTCAAGGCGGTGAAGCCGGCCATCGTCGCCTTTGGCGAGTGGGCCAAGGCGCACCCTGGGCTGATCAAGGGCGCCATCGGGCTGGCGCTGGGGCTGGCCACGGTCAAGGCGGCCACCCTGTCGCTGGGGTGGGCGGTCAACTTCTTCATCAAGTCGCCGCTGGCGTCCTTGCTCACGGGGTACCAAGCCATCGCCGGGCGCATCCTGGCGGTGCGCGCGGCATCGCTGGCTGGTGTGACGGGCTGGCGGCTGCTGGCGGCTGGCATGGGGCTTGGGCAGACGGCGGTCGGCAGGATCGGCGCAGCGCTGGCGCTGGCGCGCGCGGGACTGATGCGTGTCGGCCAGGCCGTGCTGTGGCTTGGCCGCGCCATGCTCATGACTCCCATCGGCCTGACATTGACGGCCATCGCAGGCGCGGCTTATCTGGTTTGGCGAAACTGGGACAAGATCGGCCCGATGCTTGGCCGCGTGTGGAACGGCATCAAGACCGGATTTGCCAGTGCCTGGGCCTGGCTCAAGAGCCTGCCCGCCCAGCTGCTCGCTATCGGCCAGCAGATCGTCGGCGGCTTGATCGATGGCATCAAGAGCAAGCTCTCTGCCGCCGGCGAGGCGATAAAGGGCATTGGGCAGACCGTGGTCTCCGGGCTAAAGGACCTGCTCGGCATCCGCTCGCCATCGCGCGTGTTCGCCGAGCTTGGCGGCTTCGTGGCCGATGGCTTCGCCGGCGGCATTGGCGCTGGGCTTTCCAATGTCAAGAAGGCCGCCGGAGCCCTGTCGGCGGCGGCGCTGATCGCGGCGCCGGCTGCGTCCGCCATGTCTGTGCCCGCATTGCCTGCGACGAAAGCCGGCGCTGGCGGGATGGCTGGCGCTGGCATGGGGCTTGGGCAGACGGCGGTCGGCAGGATCGGCGCAGCGCTGGCGCTGGCGCGCGCGGGACTGATGCGTGTCGGCCAGGCCGTGCTGTGGCTTGGCCGCGCCATGCTCATGACTCCCATCGGCCTGACATTGACGGCCATCGCAGGCGCGGCTTATCTGGTTTGGCGAAACTGGGACAAGATCGGCCCGATGCTTGGCCGCGTGTGGAACGGCATCAAGACCGGATTTGCCAGTGCCTGGGCCTGGCTCAAGAGCCTGCCCGCCCAGCTGCTCGCTATCGGCCAGCAGATCGTCGGCGGCTTGATCGATGGCATCAAGAGCAAGCTCTCTGCCGCCGGCGAGGCGATAAAGGGCATTGGGCAGACCGTGGTCTCCGGGCTAAAGGACCTGCTCGGCATCCGCTCGCCATCGCGCGTGTTCGCCGAGCTTGGCGGCTTCGTGGCCGATGGCTTCGCCGGCGGCATTGGCGCTGGGCTTTCCAATGTCAAGAAGGCCGCCGGAGCCCTGTCGGCGGCGGCGCTGATCGCGGCGCCGGCTGCGTCCGCCATGTCTGTGCCCGCATTGCCTGCGACGAAAGCCGGCGCTGGCGGGATGGCTGGCGCTGGCATGCAGATCACCTTCGCGCCGGTGATCCACGTCGCCCCAGGCCAGCCCGCCGCCGTGCGCGAGCAGGTGATGGAGGCCGCGCGCATGAGCTTCGAGGAGTTCGAGCGCCTGATGCGACGTTATGAACACGAGATCAAGCGCAGGAGCGCCTCATGAGCCTCTACGCCGTTCTTGACGACATCGAGCTGGAGATCATCACCTGGCTGGACGGCCTGGACATGCGCTTTGGCAGCGCCTACGCCGAGCAGGGGCTGATCGGGCGCAAGTCGATCCTGCAGCACACGGGCTTTTCTCCGGACGAGGTGGAGATTGCCGCCGCGCTGCACGCCTCCTGGTGCAACCCGGCCGAGGAGGTGGCGCGGCTCAAGGACGCGATGGACGCCGCGCGGCCTCTGGCCTTCGTGCTGGGCACCGGCGAATACCGCGGCGTGTTCGTGATCACCGACTTGGAGGTGACCACGCGGCAGACCGATGGTTACGGCAGCGTGATCGCTTTCGAGTGCAAGATCAGGCTCAAGGAATACGTCGGCGACCCAGCCGAGCCGATCCCGCCGGGCGTGATCCGCGATGGCTTGCGCATCCCGATCGCGGCGGAGGAGGCGCAAGCCTGGATGCCTGGCGAGGCTGGCGGGCCGCTGGATGCGATGGGCGCTGCAGCAGGGGACGCCGTGTCGGCCTTTGGCGCGGTGGCGCAGGCGGCCTCCGATGTGGCGACGCTGGCCTCGATCGCGCAAGCCGCCCCGGCGTCGGCGTCGATGATGCTGCCTGCGGTGGCGCAGTCGGTGGCGCAGGCGGCCGGCGCCCTGCCTGTCGAGGCATTCAGTAAACTGCAGACGGTGGCCGCCGTCGCCTCGGACGCGGCGCAGGTCGTCGGCGCCATGCAGTCGGCCAAAGGCTTGCTCGACGGCGCGTCGTCGGCGCTGGGAAGCGGCCTCTCGGGCGTCTCGGCGGCCTTGTGGTCAGCGCGCGCCGCGCAAGGTGCGCTCGATGGCGCGCGTGAGGCGGTCTCGCGCATTGCGGGCATGGCTGCACTGAGGAGCACATCCGCATGGCTCACCTGATCCACACTACGCGCGAGGGCGAGCGCTGGGACTTGATCGCCTGGCGGTATTACCGCGACGTGCGACATGTCCCGGCGCTCATCGCTGCCAACCCCCACGCGCCAATCGCTCCGGCGCTGCCCTCTGGCCTTCGTCTGCGCGTGCCGCTGATCGCGCGCGCTTCCACCGCCGCGGCCATGCCGCCCTGGAGGCGCTAAGTGGATGCTCGATCCCGCGCCATCGCGCCGGTGGTGGAGGTGATCTACAACGGGCGCGACATCAGCGCCGATCTGGCGCCGTATCTCACGCGCTGGAGCTTTACCGACCGCATGAACGGCGAGGCCGACACGCTTGATCTGGAGCTTGGCGAGGTCAAGGCCGATGTCACCCGGTGGCTCGATGAGTGGTATCCGGACAAGGGCGTGGAGCTCGAAAGCCGTTTTGGCTGGTCGCACGGCGAGCTCGTGCCCGCCGGCAGCTTCGATGTCGATGAGATCGAGGTCTCAAGCCCGCCCATGACCATCCGCATCCGCGCGCAGTCGGCGGGCGTCTCCCGCGCGGTGAGGACGCGCATCGGCAAGGCTTACGAGAACACCACGCTCTCCGGCATCCTCGGTCAGATCGCGGGACGCCTGGGCGCCAAGCTTGCCGGCAAGATCGACCCCGACCCGGCCATCGAGCGCGCCACGCAGTATCAGGAGACCGACTGGCAGTTTGCCGTGCGCATCGCGCGCGAGTATGGCTACACGGTCAAGCTCGCGGACAACAACAAGCAGCTCGCCGTGGCGCGACTTGCCGACGATCAGCCGCCCGTGCGCACGCTCTTGCCGTCAGACATGACCTCTTTCAGCTACCGCGACCAGATCACCGCGGTGCCCGCCAAGACCACCGTGCGCCGTCACGACGAGAAGACCGGCGAGCTGGTGATCTATGAGGTTAATGCGCAGGGTCAGACCGTGCCAGTGGACAAGGCGGCCTCCGACGCCCGCGTGAAAGTCGCCCGCGCCGCCGACGCGGCGGACGCCGAGGCGCGCGCCCGCGCGGAGATGGAGCGCCATGCCCTGGACAAGACCAGCCTGGAGGTGTCGCTGCCCGGTGATCCGCTGCTCGCCGCCGGGCTCGCGGTGGACGTGCTGGGTCTGGGCCGCGCCAGTGGGCGCTATGTGATCGTCGAGGCGCGGCACGACATCAGCCGCGCGGGCTACGCAACGAGCCTTCAGCTCAAGCGCACAGGAGAGGCCGATGCAAGCGCCTGACACCTTCCTTGAATCCGCCGCCACGCTCAAGTTCGGCTTCGTGACGGCGCTGGATGAGCAGCTTGGGCGCGTGCGCGTGCGCCTGCCCGACCTCGACGACCTCGAGACCTGGTGGCTGCCGGTGCTGCATGCCAAGACGCACCAGGACAGGCACTGGCACCTGCCCGACATCGGCGAGCACGTGGCGCTGCTGCTCGATGGCCGGGGCGAGACCGGTGTGGTGCTGGGCGCGATCACCGGCGAGCGCGACCGGCCCGCCGAGCCGTCGGTCGATCATCACACGGTCATCTTTCGCGACGGCACGCGCATCGACTACGACCGCGCCGCGCACCGGCTCACCGTGCAGTGCGTGGGCGACATCGTGATCGAGAGCGCCACGCACATCACGCTCAAGGCCCCGCGCATCGACCTGAACCCGTAACGCCATGCCTGCCGCGCACCGACTGGGCGATACCTGCACCGGCCACGGCTGCTTCCCCAGCCGCGCCAACGTCGAGGCCAGCCCCGACGTGTTCGTCAACGGCCTGGGCTGGCACCGCGTGGGCGACGGCTGGGCCAGCCACTGCTGCGGCCCGGTCTGCCACGGCGGCTCGCTCGCCGCCGGCAGCCCCACGGTCTTCGTCAACGGTCGCGCCGCGGGCCGCATCGGCGACCAGGTCAGCTGCGGCTCGGCCTGCGCCACCGGCAGCCCCAACGTCTTTGCCGACGGCTGAAGCGCCGGTCTGAACCCGTTCGCGCTGCCTTGCCGCGCGGCATTTGGGCACCATGCCCGGCATGAGCGCGAGCCTGCCCCAAGCCCTGCACTGGCAGCCGTCCTACGGCGGCGAGGGCTTTGCCGTGGCCTACGACGACCTGCGGCAAGCGGTGCGCACCATCCTCTCGACGCCCTTGGGGGCGGACCCGCTGCGCCCTGACTTCGGCAGCCGCGTGCCGGAGTATCTCGACTGGCCGATCGACCGCGCCCGCCCGCACATCGTGCGCGAGACGGTGGCGGCCATCCGCAAGTGGGAGCCGCGCATCGCGTTGAAGCGCGTCTCGGTGCAGCCCTCCGAGGACAACCCGGCGCAGCTTACGGTGGCGGCCCACTTCGTCGCCGCTGACGGCGTGGAAATCTCCGCCGAGGTGCGGCCATGAGCACCTTCGACGTTGTGCCCAACGACCCGCAGGCGATCACCGCCGAGATCGTCGCGCAGTATGAGGCCGCCACCGGCAAGACGCTGTATCCGGCGCAGGTCGAGCGGCTCCTGATCGACCTCATCGCCTACCGCGAGACGCTCGTGCGCGCGGCCATCAACGACGCGGCGCGGCAAAACCTGGTGCGCTTCGCGCGCGCGCCGATGCTCGACTACCTTGGCGAGCTGGTGGGCGTGCGGCGTCTGCCGGGTGAGGACGATGAGCGATTGAGAGAGCGCATCCTCGAAGCGCCGGAGTCCTTCAGCGTGGCCGGCCCGCGCCTGTCCTATCGCCACCACGCCATGAGCGCGGATGCCTCCATCGTCGATGTGGCCGTAACCAGCCCCGAGCCAGGCGTTGTGCGGCTCTATCCGCTCACCCATACCGGCCTGCCGTCGGCGGCCTTGAAGGCGCTGGTGCTGGCCAAGTGCAGCGCCGAGGACGCGCGCCCGCTGTGCGACACGGTG